TATACTATGAACTAATCACAACAGACCCTGAAGACGAACAATAACAATAATCTTACGAGGCAGAAATGAAACGTTTATACATTGCACTCACTATGCTACTAGTCAGTGCCACTACTTTATCAGCAGAAACAAAAGTTAACTATTTGGCAGATATATTTCCAGACGAGTATTGTCTAGCTCTTAATATATATTACGAGTCTAGAGGATCAAGTTTAGCTGACCAAATTGCTGTTGCTGATGTAGTAATCAACAGAGTAAATGATACACGCTATCCTGACACAGTATGTGCTGTGGTCAAGCAGGGTAGAGTAGACAACCAAGGAAATATGATTAGACACAAATGCCAGTTTAGTTGGTATTGTGATGGCAAGCCAGACACGCCACAAGATATGGATTCGTGGGTAAATGCCCAAACCATTGCTTGGAAGATGATGCAAAGTAAATCATATATTGGTATTACAGAAGGTGCAACACATTACCATGCACACTATGTTAATCCAAAATGGGCTAAAGAGCTTACAGTAGTAGGTACAATAGGTAATCATAAATTTTATAGATGGGACAGAAAATAATGCCAAATAACGATCACAAAGTATATGCAGATCAGAATGTCAAAGGCGAAGCAATCTGGAAAGTAAGGACAGGCGGCAAGCGTGGAGATGTTGTTACAATCTGTCGTACGCCAGAAGCAGCACAAGATATTGCTGCTAAACTAAACAACGATCCGTGGTACTTAGATAGAGGCTATACAAGAGCTGATAGAATCAAAGCATGGAACTTATCTAATCAAAAAGGTTGACAACACCACATAGTGATGTTATAAATAATATGTTGACGTTGAAGCAACGTAGACACATACTGGACTGGGGGGCAGTACCCCACAGCTCCACCAAATGTACATTTGACAGTAACCCTAATGTACATTTGACGGGGCTGAACTAGGATCGACAGGTGTGAAAGTGAAGTGGAGTTAATCGTGCGCAAGCTACGTAACGCAAGAAAAATGATAATTGCAAATGACAATTTCAAACCTGAACTTTCTTTTGACTTCGATGGAGTCTTAGAAGCAGCCTAAGGGCAGTTCGCGGTTACGGAGGCCCCGGGCAACAGAATGCCTCCAACACACAAACACAGGACTAGAAATGTACAATAAGAAGTTCGAACTTACAATACGAGATATTGAGATAATTGAACATGCACTTAGAGCAAAAGCTGGCCGAAGAGGTTTAAGCATTGCTCAAGGCGAAACATCCGAACAACTCAAAAATGAGATGCACGAGATACAAGAACTACTAGGACGCATACACGATCAGAAGGTATGGTTTCGTCCTAAAGGATTTGTACCAGGCGGATGAACTGGATTGAGATAGATAAGTTTCTAAATGGTTTAATCCATGCTGCTAAATCAGAAGAGCAGCTATACAAAGATGCCATGAAGAAATTTAGCTGGAATCGCAAGCAAGCTGAAGATGCTATCAAACCACTACAAGGCCGTGCTAATTTAACGCACCCAGTAGATGTAAAAAAACCGCAAAAAAAAGTAAAAAAATCTTCCAAAAAGTCTTGACTCTTTAATCAACCGCACTACATAATAATAGTAACAACAACACACACGGAGAATTAAATGAATTATAAACCTTCAGATATCTTTCTACCAGTTAGCGTTTTTAAACATGCTAAGGATGCGTGGAAAAGTGTAATGACAATTGAGAACTCACCTTTACGTAAATTAGATCCAATGGCTGGGCATATGGTATTCCAGTTACTTGCTTATATGTGGTGTGCAGTGTTTGCATTGTATATTGGTAGCATTTCTTACTTTGGTATAAGTGCTTTAGTACATACAATAATCATTGGTGGTATCTTTATTACGTCAGCAGTAATGCGTGAAGCAGATAAGCGTCCAGAGCGCCTTAATAAATTAGCAGGTACAAGAACTGTCGACGGGTACAACGGACGTAGCAATGGAGGCGAGCATGATTGATATTATTATTGTTCTTGTAATAGTCGGCGCAATCTTTTACGGTTTAGTAAGAGCACTTGAGAAGGATGCTAGAGACTAATGAAAAAATATGCTATCTTAAATAGAAACACAGGTGATGTACAAGTAATGTCATTTAATAGTGAATTACACCTTAAGAAGTACATGGTAGTGCTTGGCCCTAATTATGAAGCACTAGAAGAAACTAAGAATGAGTTGCCAACACGGCACGTAAGAATGAAAAACAAAGATGAGTTCGCAGGATGGGGATCATGAACGAAACATACTATATTGTTGGAATGATGTTAGGTTTTTTAGCATTATTTCCAATTGCAGGACTAATTTATTTTAACGCACTTGTATCATACATGGAGTCAGAAGATGAGTGAACAAACAAACTATTGCACTACAAAAGGTTTAGGATTAGCTTTCTTAGTTATCGTTTTTATGATTGCTATTGTACCAGTATTAATGTTGATGGCAATGGTAGGACTTGAAGAATACGGTCGCTACTGCAATGTTAACATCTTACCTTGCTTTGGACTTAACAAATGAGAAACAAAGAACCACTTTTACAACAGTTTCCAGTCATCCTTGCAATTTGTACAGTAATAATTCCTCTTCTTGTTGTAATAGGAATGGTATATTACGGTGTATTTGACGGAGGCGGACATTGAAAAAACTACATTCGAGTTTAATCTATACTGTACTACATCCTAAACTTAACTATACTAAGTTGAATGAGGCAAAATTCTGTGACAGATAACGAAGTAAGAGCAGCAGCTCAAAAAGAAGCCGAAGAAACTTTTGAAGGCTTTATTAAATGGTCAAAGATTACAACATACGGTGCAATTGCATTTTTTCTAATTGTTGCCGCATGTAACTTTGGAGTTGAGGATGACACATATCCAGCCTATAATGGCGAACAATATAATCCCTCCAATTTAAACGTAAAGGACAAAAAATAAATGGCAATGAATCACAAGCCTAAACCAAATACCGACCAGGCTTTGATAGATGCTTTTCTCAAGAAAGGCGGCGAAGTTAAAAAAGGTGAAACTAAACCAATGCCTAATGAACTGCACATTAGCAACAACAGTTGGAACAACAAATTAACCAAAGCAGAAAAAGAAGCAAAAAAAGGAAACAAAAACGATGAATAGATTATTATCAACAGTTGGACTTATCCTTGCACTGGCTACACCAGCACTGGCAGAGGATATGACGATCGATATGCTTAACAAGCGTGATGATGGCGCTAAGATGGTGTACTCAGAAGATATTGCTCGCATTGATGTAGGCGATACAATTACTTGGGTACCGACACAAAAAGGACACAATGTAGAATTTATTGCAGGTCCTGATGGTTGGGACGCACCGAAGAAATCAAAACTAGGCAAAGAATATGCTTATACATTTGACACACCAGGTGTATATTTGTATCAGTGTACGCCACACAAAAGCATGGGCATGATTGCGCTCGTAGTAGTAGGTGATGGTGATAACGATGTGTCAGGTACAAAAGTAGGTGGCAAGTCAAAGAAGAAATTAAAAGCGCTCTTAGGAGATCTGTAATATGACAGCGGCTAGTATTAAACGTATATCTAATAGCATACCAGAGTTTTGTATGTCACATTGGTTACTTCGTGTACCACTAGCAATTGTCTTTATTCAACAGGGGCTGTCAAAGATGCCTGTTGATATCGAAACAGCAGAATCGTTCGGACTGTCATACTTAGTATGGTGGTTTGTTGCATATGGGGAACTAGGTGCAGGCATAGGACTATTAATTGGAGCCGTTGTAGGCCTCAAGCGTATTAGTCCTGAGCTTGGAGATATGTTAACAAGATTTTCAGGCATTACTATTTGTTCAATCATGACAGGAGTCATTTGGATTGGGGAACCAGATAGTTTTACTGACGTTCTACTGTACGATAACCTACACGTATTATTATGGGTAGGTGGACTGTACTTTGCCTTGAGAGGCAATCGTACATAGTGTTGCATCTCTGCAACACATAAGAGAAGATTTTTTGCAGCCGCAGCATTTTAGCTCTTAATGGTTGCTGAAGATCAATATAGGTTGTATAATTACAATGTAGAAAGGACAAGTTCGACGCTTGTCCTTTCATTTACACATAACAAAACAAAAAGGAAATATATTATGCGTAACGTATTTATGACTGCATTTGCAGCATTAACCATTGCTGGCGCAGCGTCAGCAGCAGATTTAAGCGGCTCAGTCAAAATGGAAGTAACTGAAAATGCAGCAGGCGATGTAGTTAACACAACTACACTAGGCTTAGGTCTAGCAAGAACTGGTGTAGCGTTTGGTAACATTGGCTTAGAAATTAATGACAGTTCAACACTAGTAGTTGACGAGTATGCTTTAGGTGTACAAGTAGGTGGCGCAACTGTATCAGTTGGTGACCAAGGTGACTTGTTCCCAGATGGCG